GACGATCTTTCCCTCCTTCCTCGCGCTGACGAACACGCGCGAGCGATCGGCAACAGATCTCACCGTGCCGTCAAGGTCGGGGTCGAAGACAGGACCGTGCTTGTTCGGGCCCAGCAGCCAGTGCTCGGCGTAGGCGTTGATGCACTCCCCGACCAAGCGGGCGAGCCCAGCCTCGTCGGCGAAGTCTTCGACCTGAAACTTGATCTCGCTCATGTCGGGCCGTAGTTGTAGTTGGTGTCGGCTTGCGTGAACGTGGTCTGCGCATCAGCGGGCGTCGAATCCGACGTCGCGCCGCCATCTCCGGTCTGCCCGGGATCGGCGGCGCCGACCCCCTCTTGCGGCGCCTGCTGCGTTGGCACCGTCGTCTGGAAATCGAGATTTGGCACCGTAGGCGTTCCCTGACCGATGCCGAAATCCTTCTTGAAAATCTCCCACGCATCGCTAATCTGCTTCTGCCCGCGCTCGGACGTGAGATAGGAGGCGAGCGTCGCCCAGTTCTGCGCGGCCTGCCCCTGCAAAGCCGCCACGCGCCCGCTGATCTGAGCGGCGAGCGCTGACGCCGCCATCGACTGCGCCAAGAGGTTGCGGCCGAGCGACAGCCCCTTGAAGCGATTGGCGATGCGCAACTGCTCGCGCTGCTGTACGTTCGTGCGCTCCCAGCGGTAGGCGTAGTTGGCGTTGTCGGTGAGCATCATCGCCTCGACGCCGGCGAGATACTGAATGGTCTGGCAGGTGGCGCCGACGTTGTAGATGTCCTGTGTGCGCCTCGCTTTGTCACGCGCTGCCGCTGATGTGCGCAGCGCCTCCAGCCTGACCCTTCCTTCGATCAGCGGATAACGGGCGTCGTAGACCGGAGCGTGACAAAGCTCGTTGATGTTGTCGATGTCGCACTGCTTGTAATATGCCTTCCAGTGATCGTGAAGCTCGCGCGCGACCTGCGTCTGAAGCTCGGCAGCCTCCTTCGTCGTAGCGGCGGCGCTTGCCTGCCCGGACGCAGAGATCCCCGCGGCGACAACGCTACCCACCACGCCAATGATCGCAGCCGTAGTGACCATCACACCTCCAGCACGTATTCGACGACCTTGCCGCCAGCAGCTTCCATTTTCTCGCGGAGGCCGGGTCTGGCTGCGTAAGCGCCGAGCAAAATCTGATTCGCGCCAGCCGCGCGCATCGCCTCGATGCCGAACCTGATGAACTGCACGGTGTCGCACACCTCCGGGCTGCGCTTGTAGATCCCGGTCATGTACGCGCTCACTCGCGTCTTCGACTCGAAATCGCGCATGAAGTACCAGTTCTGCAAGGCCACGATCTTGCCGTCGATCCTCGCCGTCACGAACCTGCGCGTGCCGGAGGCAACGAGCCCGAGCAGCGTTTCGAGGTGCGGGTTGAAGTCGTGCCCGGCCTGACGCGAGTAGCCTTTGTCCCACATCTCCGCGTAGACCTGCATGCATTCGTCCAGCATCCGCGTGAAGCTCTCCTTGTCGGAGTAGCTTTCCAGACGAAACGACGCCAGTTGTTTCACCGCCGCGTTCATACCTGAGCCCCGGCCCTGAACGTCTCCTTGATCGAGGTGCCGATCGCGAACTCGGATACTTCTCCCGTCCCGGCGAGCGTGATCTGGGTTTCGGTCACGCTCATCCAGTTCGGGAGCCGGTTGATGTCGCTGTTCAGCGGAGAGTGCGTGAACGCACCCTTCTCCGTGGAGACGGTAACGTCGACCGGACCAAGGTTCTCGAACTGCGCGTAGTAGGCGGTGAGCGATGTGCGCCTCGCCCACTGGAACTCCGTGCATCGCCACCTATACGGTCTCAGCACGTTGCCGGCGTTCCACTGGCTGACGATGTTGGCCTTGGCCATGTAGAGGCTGCCGTGGTCGGAGAGCCAGATCGCATCTGGCCTGTCCGAAAGGTAGGTGAGCATCGCCGTGCGCTGATCGGTGTGTTCTTGCTCGGCGGTGCGCAGCCTAAAGCCGGCGTTGTCGCTGAAGCCGAGGTAGTGGCCGTCGTGCACGGCGCCAATCATCCGGCTCGGATGAAGCGAACGCCACTGATCCTTCGACCACAACTCCTCCGAGATCACGCGCTGCTGTGTGCCGGAGAGCGCAACCAGTCCGTCAAGGCTGGCGAAGTAGACAGCGCCAGCCCCTGCACACATGCTGCGCGGGCTCAGACACGGGCTGGGCTCGCGGAAGCGGAAGACACCGTGCCTGCCATCGGCGTTGCTCTCCTGCTGCACGGCGTTGATCGTGTAGGGCCGACCGTTGGTGCCGACATAGAGCACAGAACCGATCGAGGCGAGCGCGATCGGGTACTCGTCGTCCCAGAGCATCTTGCGATAGCGCACGGGCCATGACGTGGGCAGGAATGGCTCGCTCATCACCACCATCCTGAGCGACGGCGAGATCCCCGCCATCTGGCCGTTCTCCAGCGTGACCACCTCGATGAGATCGTCGGGAGCGGGCAAGCGCTCATCGCCGAGGAACGTGGCGGGCGCGCTCTGCCCGGCGGAGAGGTCACGGCTGGGGATGTTGTCGGTGACGACACCGATCCCGGCATCGAACTCTCCGACAAGGAACCATTCCGTGTTCATCGGATTCGACTTCTCCGCGCCGGTCTCGAAAGGCGTGCCGGTGCGATAGAGCCGAACGCCTTCGATGCAGTAGCCGTCAGGCGCTGGCGGGATCTGAACGACAATGGCATCGCCATCGTTCGCGTTGATCGGGAATGACGGCGGAGAACCACCGGTCTCGTGGCCGTACCTGTTCACCCACGCATAGCGATAGGCTCGCGTCTCGTAGCCGCGCTCCTCGACCGACGGCGCGGATCGCGTTGGCGAAGGCGTTGGCGCGACGTCAGGGCACGGCCACGTCAGCGGACACCAGTCTCCGATGCAGGCGTCCGCGAAGGTCGCATAAACCGGCACACCGTCTCCAGCCTTCACAACGAATGGGCAGGATGGCCAAGGTACGCAGAAGCTCACGCACTTGTCCGTGGTGAGCCAGCAGCAGTCGACGAGGATCATGGCCAGCACCTTGTCGAAGCCGGATTCGTGCACCTCCAGAGGCTGACGCCACGGACGAAGCGTGCCCTCGTCAAGATTCACGTCGAGCGCGAGGTCGGCGATCTGCGCGGAGCGCGCACGATCGTTTACCCTCGGCGCCATCCCAGCGAACTGATTGAACTTGAGCCCGGGCATCAGATCACGATCTGCAGCGAGGATGAGGTGCTGTCGAAGATCTGGCGCCAGCCGCTGCCGTCGACGAATCCCCAGAGTTGACGCGGGTTGGCGGCGCCGACGGCGCCCCAATAGAAGCCGTCCACGCTCGGGTCAGCGGGAAGATCAGTGGACGCGGCGAACAGCTTGATGCCCTTGGTCAGCACGAATCCGGGGATGTCGCCGCCACTGAAGGCGCCACCGCCGATAGTGACGCGGCATGGGTTGGTGGCGTCTCGCGTCACCGTCACCGAACCATTCGGATCAGCGACGATTTCCAAAACGGGCTGGAACGGCAACGGCAGCGCTGTGATGAGCCCGTTGGTGACGGTGATTCCGCACCCGACGAAGTTGACGCCCGATGGCGGCGCAGCCGACGCCGAATACAGACCGTTCGGCCTGCACTCCAGCGCGTTGCCAGCATCGGGCGAGATGATCGGCGCAGCCTGCAGCGGCGCGCCGGCGGTGCCACACCCGGAGAACGAGATGCACGACGACGGCGTCGTCACCAACGCGGCGATGAGGCCGCTCGGGCCATTGGAGACGAGATTGCAGCCGCTGCCGTCGATGGCGATCGTAGCCGGAGGTGGCGTCGGCGCCGGTGTTGCGCAGGGATCGCACTCGGAATAGAGAACGGCAGTCCCGGCCTCGATGGCGACGACACAACCGTCGACCATCGTGATGGTGGGGTTGACGTAGACTCCGTCCGCGATCTTCGGCTGGCGCGGCACCTTCACCATGCGCCCATCCTGATAGACCATGGTGTAGTTGCCGACGCAGAACTCCACCGGCGGGATCCTCGCCGGCGGGGTCGTCGGAGTGCTGCAGCAATCGGTCATACGATTCTCCGAGCGGTCAGCCTGTGATTACCACCGGCGGTGCCGACAAGCACATCACCGAGGGCGCGTGCGGCACCCACGTTGAACTGCCTCTTGTTCGCTTGCGCCAGCCCAGGATTCGACCACGGCTGCCCCTGCTGAAGCTGTAGGTAGGAAAGCGCTCCGGCAACGATCGTCGGCGCATACCGCTGATAGAGGAGTTCGTCGACCTCGCACGCGTCTCGATCTGGCACGACAGAGATCTCAACAACGAATCCGAGATCGAGATCGAAACGCGGGATCGGCCTGACGTTGAAGACGTTGGGCTGCTCGAACCACACCCGCAGCCGCTGCATGGGGAACCACTCCCCGGGGCCGCAGGCGT